TTCTATCCGCGTGAATTATAACATTTGAAGTTGAAAGGACCGATTCAGTTATTAGATTTGTTGTTGCGGTGTTACCCAAAATCCTGAGAGTATTTATAGCTGTTGTGTTTGCAAATATTTTGCCACCCACGGAAAGTTCGTCGGTGGGTGAGAGGTTTGAAAATCCAGATGGCGATCCACCATTTGTGCGTAACGCGTTCACTTGAACATTACCACTTATTACGACCGGTGTTGCCGCACCAGGTGTCGCGGTCAATAGACTTCCAACTTTCAATCCATTATTTCCCGTTCTAAGACCTGTCGCATATACGTTACCCGTCGCATGCATGACATTTGAATCAACGTCATCAAAATATATATTTGAACCTACACAGAGGTCATGTGTGGGGTATGTATTATTTGCACCCACGTTGTTTGATGTGTACATGTCGCCATATACATGAACATTTACCACCTTTGTGTCGTCCACTGTCATTGTAGTTGTTGGCTGACCAGCATAATTATTTGTTTGGAAGATTGCCATTTCTCTCCCTCTATCACCAGCCACAAATCCCACAGCTACATTTGAATATCCAACTCCGGGTGTCATTAATAAACCAGTTTCTTTGGATAAAACGGCATTACCAAAACCACAATGAATGAGCGCATTACTGACACGCAAATCCTGTGTGGCAATGTAACTCGCAGTTTCTGTAATTGTGATGTTTCCAGTTACAGCGATATTACCAACAAGATTTAGATAGCCCTCTTGATATGTATTACCGGTTAAAATCATAACATTCGAACCCTGATCAAACAGACCGACATTGCTACCAGCAAATATATTTGACCCCAAAACTCCACCCGTAATAGACAGAACATTTGAGTCTATCTCTTGAATAACAAGATTTGAACCAGATGTTGTAAATCTATCTGCTAGAATTAGATTACTCGCAACCAGGTTACCACTGACTGTCATAAGATCACGACCAGTTAAATCGACAGCCACTTTAGTTGCTCCATCTGAATCAATTTGAAATGCATTTGTTGGATTTGTCGTACCAATCGATATTTGATCGTCAACAAACCAACGTGATGCTCGACCACGAGTTTTCAAGTCAATCACGTGCGTAGCGCTTTCGTCAATGTAGAGTTTATCAGATACTGATATAGACTTTGATGGTGCCGAATTTGATACACCAAGGCGTCCCTTCGCACCACTTTCGGGATCTACGACAAGTAGAAGTTCATTTGCTTCAACTTCTCTTGTCAATATACTCTTTACTCCTGTAAGAGTTTCTTCTTCAACGGGTTCAGCATCCAGATTGGCAACATAAATCTGTTCGAATCTTGCGGTTCTGCCCATTTATACTTTAGTTCCCGAATAAAATTCCAGCCAAACCATCTTTGATCCTGAGGACGTTATAGTTTACGGCAAAAACTGACATTTCATTATCATCAGCCCTAAAGACACCTTTCTCGACCCCACGAAGTATGAGTTTTGCATTATCAAGTCTACTGAAATTGCATGTACCTGATGGGTTATAGTCTGATACATTTAAACCAAAGTGGTATGCAAAATATCTTGTATACATGAGATCTTCTGTATCAACTCTAAAATCTATCTTACCGTATTTTGATTTGTAATAGTTTTGAATTGTATGGAAGTATGTTGGTGACATATTTTCTAATAAAGCCGTACCATTTACTTGTATATCTGCATTTTTAAAGGTAAAACGGTCGTTTGTTGGATCGACGTTTGTGGCTGACATTCCGAAAAATATAGATTTTATGGGATGATTAAATGCTCCAATATCAAGGTCATTGTACCCACCCGCGGTTTGAATAGTATTATCAAACACATTTGAAACAGGGTAATCGAGTTTTTGTGTTTGGGTAATGACAAAATCCAACTGCCTCTTTACGAGAGATTCTCTCTCCTCCTTGTCCAGATATATATAATTCCCATATACATTGATTCGTTTCTGTCCTAGCCCATAACCTGTGAGACTTGTTTCATCGAAATTGATCCTCACCTCAACCTGATGATGTGCGAGTGATACAAGTGGTAAAAATGCCCCGTGATCACAAAAGAAAAAATGAAGAGGTTGAAAGTTTCGGTTTGACGTACTTGTTTTGTTTGTGAGTTCGTCTTGCTTTGTCCAGGTCTCGGCAAGATAGTTTGGCCAGATGTCCGCATAGTAATCATAATGCTGAGAGTCTATTTTTTGTCCACCTATATATAGGTCTATTGTTGAATTGTATAGGAGATTTGAAGAAACATTGGAATTCTTTTCGAGACCCTCAAACCAGAGACAATTTACAAGATCTCCTAAAACTGGTACGGTAAAAACTGGGTCTTTATCGGTAACCGTTTTAATCAGTTTTGGAGCCTGTGAAAAATTCGTATGTCTTGTAAATTTCATACGAAAGAAAGAATGACCCTCTTCACTGTTTATATACATATCTTGTGCACCCTTTGAGACGAGTTGAATCAATGCACCAGACATTTAATTAGTGTTTAGATTATAAAAACAGAGGCTTTCCCTGAGGGAAGTCTTTCTTATCTTCCTCAGAAACTTTACCGTGAATTTTAAACCCACCTTGGCGATACACTTTCATTCTCTTGTAAAACATAGCTGTGAAGAGTGACCAGGGATCATGAATATCATAAATATGTGGATTATTCTTCTTACCCTTAGTTTCTCTCATTATACGACCTATACTCTGTGTTATATCGGATTTGGGTGAAGCCAATATAACTGTATCTAGAGTTGGTATATCCAATCCTTCATGAGCTTGTGAGAAAGTTGCAAATATGATCTTCTTCTTGGAAGAAGCCTGGAGGTCCGCTTCCTTCATTCCACCCATGTAGAGACCCGAGTTTTTGGGAAAACATTGATGGAGCATTTCACAGTGTAGGCGTCTGTCACTGAGAACAAGAAGCTGTCTTGTACCGGCTGAAGCCCTCTTGATCAATTCCACAAGCATCTGATTTCTTTTTCTATCTTCTACAATTTCCGTAATCATATTTGGCATGGATACTTTACCAAATCTTGTTGAGGGCGGTGGGTTCCTATAATTGAATGATTCGTATGTAATGTTAAATACTTCAACCTGACCCTGATTCTTCCTTTCAACGGCAAAGAATGTGGGACCCATGAACCAATGGAGAACCTTTGTGAGACCATCCTTTCTTTCCGGTGTTGCTGAAAGTCCAAAGATGTGCCTGGGGCACATTTTGAAAAGAGATTGACTGAACACCTTAGCACATATATGATGGGCTTCATCAACTATGAGGGTTCCTATAGAATCAAAATCACTAAATGAGTATTCCTTGAGAGAGAGTGATTGAAGCATAGCTATTACAAAGTCACAGTCAACCTCCTTTTTGTCTTGTTGAACAATACCTATTGTGGCACCCGGACAAAACTGTTGAATTCGCTCCTTCCACTGATCCGCCAGGAACTGTTTATGAACCACAATCATCGTGCGATATCCCAATTTACAGGCTATTGCCAGGGAGACGGTGGTTTTGCCATACCCACATGGTAGTGAGAGAACTCCGTGACCAGCCTTAATGGCTGCAGCGAGGGCCTCATTCTGGTGAGTTGCATCTCGTAACTGTCCAACAAATTTGGCTGTAGACCTTGCTGGTTCAGGGCGCCGGTCCTCTCGCGGCTTTCCAACTCGATCAACTCCGTAGAATCTTGGAACGCACACTCCATTCTTAGCCGTTCGGAAAACCTTAAAAGGCGGAGGAGGAAATCCATAATCGCCATTGACTATGGGTCTTACCGTAAGTTCCTTTTTAATTTCAGTCACTGGTACGCCGGTAATGAGATATCCAGTTCGCGTCAGCATTTAATATATTAAAGAATAGTAACTTTATATAAGTATAAAAATGGATCAAAGTGCCCCTAATCAGATTGATGTTGAGGAGAACGTCAAACAGCTCGAGCGCGCGGTTGAGGAAGGTTACCAAGAACTTTATCGTCTTCAGGGTATGCTTCGCGTATTTGGGAGTTTAAAAGAATTGGGATTCACCAAGATTGATATCCCCAAGAAAAAGGAAGAAGAAGATGTTAGTGATGCGAAGAAGTAATTGATGTAATCTTCCAACTATAACCGCTATAATTTCCGGTGTTCCAAACACCCATGAATTCTATATCAACTTCAACTTCACACCCCTTTATAAGAGACTGAACAGGTTGTCCTCGGACATCGCACATCACTCTCCTATAACGGAATGGAACTTTTACGGTAAGGACATTACCATCGAGGGGGTTATCAACGTGAGAATTTTTAATAAATCTGGATTTGTTTATATGACTTCTTCGGACAACTTCAATATAATTTTCAGGAATGACCAAACGGATATACTTTTTGTCGTTGTGGTCATACATGGGTGTATGTACGGTCGTTAGAAACTTCATTGGTTTCTATTACGATAAATAAGAATTAAAACTATAAGTACCAAGAGAGTAATTGATATCACTTGGGTGAGGAGGAGTGGATTCATTGGTTCCCGTGTTCCAAAGCACATGTGACTGAGGCTACGAGATACTTCTACAGCCGCTTCAATACTTGAATATGGTGTATTACGAGGAGACATCATACCACACATCGCAACACTTGGACACTCACCCCAAAATGGAAGCTGGCCATGGAGGCTGAGAACTCCGGATGATTGAGAAAATTGCCATCTTTCACCATCCCAATCGGCACCCCAACCAATTCTGATTTGTTTGGGTAGGGGGACATCCAACTTCTCCAGAACCCTGACTCTCAACTCTTCTGGTGGTGTTGTAAGGATTTCCTCCGTGAGGTCACATATGACACATGAAACTGTATGACCATCCGCGAGGACAGTGGGTTGAAGATTCCACCTCGTTGAAGCTGCCATTTCAAGTTCATCTCCTAACTCTACGGGTTCATCAAAGTCGAAGAGAACGGTTATACATCCATATGTACTTTCTCGAACCTTCTTCTCTGCGTCTGGGCCCCAATTGTCTCCGAGGAACTTTAGGGCTGGGCTATTATCGAGACAAAGAAAAAGCATTCCATCATCAATTTGTGTTTCATCCCCAAATACAGCTTTAAATCCATCGGAAAGATATTCAACCTCCTTGAGTTCTTTGCCAAATTGAAAATTTACACCCACCTTTTCGAGTGCCCCCTGCATTCCATCCGCCATGACTCTACCAGACACTTTTTGGGTGTATTGTTTTGAGAGAGCCACATGATCAAAACTCTTGACAAATTCATAGGCAGACATAACATCCCATGTGACGCCATCCATTATGAGTGGGAGATGTTCAAGAATGGCCTGACCACCTTCAGTGATTTCCCCAAGAGCTTCCTTGAGGGTCACACTCTTATATTTTTTAGGTTGAGTGAGTACCCTCACGGCAAGGGATGTGAGTGCGCCATAGTCCTTTAACTTTAGAGATTTTAAAACAAAATTGTAATGATCTTTATCAGATGGTTCAAAAATATCATTCCAATTAATCCCCATTTCACTGAATAAGTTTTGAGTATTCACATACGCTTTATCGAACGCCATTTTATGTGCGTGAATATCTCTTGTACCGTCCTCAGGTTCCCACCAGGCACCGCCGGAGGACACCTTTCTATCATATATAGTAATATCATGGTTCCCTGATCTGAGTATTTCCCACGCGAGGGACATGCCTGTTGGACCGGCTCCAATAATGTGAATCTTCATTCTACTTTTAGTTGATATATTTTTTAGATCAATCCTGTCTCTTCACGTTCTTCTGGTGTCTTAAGGGCGTACATCACACCCAAGAAAATCACAGTGGAAATGAGAGCATACTCAATATCTTGAGTAGCACTCAAAGCGATCATCATGACAGAGATGAAACGGAAAGTTTTGTTGTTGAAAGCGGACTTAAGATTTTTTGGAATTTTGATAGCATTACCCGAAAATAGACCTTGATACAAGATTATCAAAGTGAAGACAACGGGCTGAGCCTTGATAAGAGATTCTGTTGGGTTACTGAGTGGTCCGAGGAAACTGGAGAACTTTTTCATTTACAATAAAACAAGATAAATTTTCCTGGTGGTATAGTAAGATGCGATGTTTCGCATGACTCATCATAAACCACTAAAACCACCCCCATCACAGAAGGTCAAAACCTGGAAATTTGCAGCCAAATTCATATGGAAAAGTAGAACTGTAAAGGATAAGACCGAGCTTGGGTCGTGGACAAGGGACGAACTCCTGGAACTTGGTCCAACTTTCGTAAAACTGGGGCAGATTGCCTCAACGAGAGCAGATCTATACCCTCCCGAGTTTACAAGAGAGTTGGAATCACTCCAAGACAATGTACCTCCAGTGGAATATGATGTTGTACAAAATGTTGTAAATTTAGATTATTTTAATGAATTTGAACCAATACCATTCAAGTCCGCAAGCATTGGACAGGTTCACAGAGCAACTTTAAAAAATGGAAAAGATGTTATTGTCAAAGTTAAAAGACCGGATATTTACGAGACTATGAAGGAAGATACAGATAATGTCCGTGAGATTGTACGTTTTTTGGAAAGATTGGGGATTGAAACTGGGAATAGCTCAGAGTTTGTACTCAACGAATCCATTGATTATCTTTTGGGAGAAACCAATTATCAACGAGAAATTGACAATGCTATACAATTTAGAAAAAGCATGAAAGGTATAAAATGGATTAAAATACCAAAAGTATACAAGAAATTGTGTACGGATGATATTATCGTAATGGAGTATATTGAATCCGAAAAATTAATAGAACTCACAGATCCCAGTATAAATAAAAAAAAGATATGCGAAGCACTTATCAATTCATATGTGATCCAGACTATGAATAATGGTCTCTTTCATGCCGACCCACATCCCGGTAATTTGGGATTTTCACCGAATGGTAAGTTGGTGTTCTACGACTTTGGATTGATGATATACCTATCCGAAGAACTTCGTAAAGGTTTCCAGGATATCTTTATATGTATAATAAATAAAGATACAAAGGGGATTGTTCAGATTCTCGTAGATTTGAATATTATCATACCCATGAGTTCCGATCTTTCGGAAATTGAAACTTTTTTTGACACAATTTTGTCTTATCTTGAAACCCTTGATGGTTCAAATATAATAAACGACGACGTGGCGGCGAAACTCGCTATGGAAAAACCATTCATGGTCCCAACCAGTTTTGTATATTTAGCAAAATCTTTCTCTCTTATAGAAGGGATATGCCTCCAATTAGACCCGAATTTTAACTATATCACATACCTGGAACCAATGTTAGCACAGCAATTTGTTGACTCAATTGATATTCAGGATGCTATTACGAAGACGGTAGAAATGCCCGCGAAGATACGAAATATAAGTACGGCTATTTTGGGCCTGGAGAAATCCAAAGTAGCCATGAGAAGTTCATTGTATAAAACGAGGCAAGATATACGCTCGATTCAATATAGTGTGCTAAGTGCCCTAATGGCATTCGAGTTTAACGATACACCATTGGGAATGGCATTTGTTCTATGTACTTTATGGATTACACTTAGTTCTCGTAAAAATCAATAGAAACTTCTTCCTTTTTCTCGGGGCGCTTGAAAAACTCCTGGTGCTGCTTAAATATATCCTTGACACGACGCTGCTCATCGCGGCTAATATCCGACAACTTTTCTCGGATCTTACCCACTTCCGCGTCATTCTGCTTCTTCATCTTCTTACCAAATTTCCTCAAACGCTTGGGTGGTGAAGATTTCGCCGCAAAAGTAATGGAACTTGTAATTGAAAACATATCGCTTTTACATTCTAAGGACATTTATTTTTTAAGTTTAGGAGCTTCAATTTTTCCTCAAACTCTCGCCTTTCCCCTGGACTCGCAATAGGTGTACCATTGGCGATAGCTTCAATTTCCGGTCCGGTGAGATGTATTGCGTTTACTCTGAAATCTTTGAAAGCTTCCATTGTAATCGGGGTGAGAGGTTGTACAAGGTCGTAAATGGCATTTGCATATTCCCTGATCTCCTTTTGAGCGTGATCATCCATACGAAGGTGGAGATAATGCATTAAATTATGGAGGTTAATCTTCCAATAAAATTCGGTATAGGTACACTGTGGAAGGTTTCCCCGCGCCTGCTCCCGACACACTCCTGTTTCTAATAGATTCTCGTACAAATCAAAAGAATGTTCTAAGTGTTCGTTAATCTGGTCAGTTTTTTCATCGTCAATTTCAACAACACCCTCAGATCCCTGGTTATTTACTTTAGACTGACCCCTTAAAATCCCCGGGTTGTAGTACTGTTTCGGTACGACGGAGTAGCGGGCGGATAGTTCATTGACTGAGGCTGTTCGATGTCGAAAATGTTGACGGGCGATGTAGAGGGGCATTTTGATGTGGAACTTGAACTCCACCATCTCGAAAGGCGTCGTGTGCCAGTGGCGAAGCAGGTATCTGAGGAGTCCTCTGTCTCCTCGGGAAGTCTTTGTTCCGTCTCCATATGAGACTCTTGCGGCCTGGACGATTGAGGTGTCCAAATCTTGTTGCGGCATGTGATCAACCAGTCGTACAAATCCGTGGTCCAAGACATCTTTCTGCATTCTATTCTAACTATTAGTTCCCCTAAATCCTTAAATGAGTTTAAAACGGTAGGTTGTGATATTAGCATGTATACACCAACAGCACTATCCCTCTTCTCTGGATGTGGTGGAGATACACTTGGTATGACAAACGCGGGTATTGATGTGACGGCATATTCCGAATTGAAAACTAAATTTCAGGAAACGCATGAACTGAACTTTAAGAGATCAAAATTGATTGGTGGTGATATAAATAAAATAACAGATGAAGATTTTGAAAAATTATCCGGTAAAATTGATATAATATTTGGTGGATTTCCATGTCAGAGTTTCTCGAATGCTGGTAAGAAAAATCCAGATGACATGAGAGGTCAACTGTACCTCCAATTTGTAAGAGCCGCAAGGATAATTAAACCTAAATATATAATCGGTGAAAATGTGAAAGGTCTCTTAAATCGTAAGACATCCAATGGTGAAAACTTCATTGATATTATTGTGAAGGCGTTTAATGACGTTGGATACACGTGCCATTATAAAGTTTTGAAGGCACACGAACATGGTATTCCGCAAAAGAGGGAGCGTCTTTTTATCGTAGGATCTCGAGACGAAGATTTTACATTTGAATTTCCAGAACCATCCGAGAATGAAGTGGGGTTGAGGGATATTCTCAAGTTTGATATGGAAGGGGCTCTACAGGTTCCAAAAGAACTTATACAAGAAGCAGGTGTGAGTGAAGATAGTATATTACTAGGAGAGGGTGAGCCAGTTGGAAAAGTTCATCCATATCTCACATTACACGAGAAGGCGCGGGGTGTCACATGGAAGGATAAGCGTGTGAGTGAGTATCAGTTCTCGTTCGGTAAGAGAATATCCCCAATTCATTGTGAAATTGTTGATATCACGAAACCAAGTAAAACTATCATATGCACGTATGATCATCAACCGAGATTATATGTTGCTTTAAAAACGGGCGATGATTATTATCTGAGACCTTTCACTGTATGCGAATTACAACAAATACAGGGATTCCCTGCGGACTACAAATTTGCGGGTAGTTTAAAAGAACAAATTGTACAAATTGGTAACTCAATCCCACCAAAACTGGTTGAAGATATCGTAAGACGTCTTAAATTTTAATTAGGAGACAAATCCTTAACTAAGTCATCAATATCTCTATAGTACCTTTTAAGATCTTTCATAAACCTCTTGTTATTCTCGAGAACTTCACACTCCACTTTATTTAGGTAAATCCATGCCAGATTAGACTTTGAATATTTTGTCCTTTTTTGGTTGTCATTGGGTTTGCGAGCCACTAATTTTGTAGACTTTTTGGTTTTCTTTGTAGTCTTGACTTCCACCCTATTCACAAAACTGAGAGCCTGCATGACAGTATCCGCGAGATCGTCTTTCTTTTTAGACTTGAGAAAGGTATCCAACCAATGGGCGTTTGTGGGTCCCGAGCGAATGAATTCTTCACATCTTTGAATCGCAACTTTCTTCCTCTTGAGATACTGCGACCTCCCCGGTCCCGCGACATCTGGGATCTTGTGGCGTGCATCATAGAGGATTGTTTCAGCCTGGGGACACTTGATTATAAAGTACGCGTGGAGGAAGTGCATGACAGATATCATCTTCTTATTTCGATCTGGCTGTTTTTCAATGAGAATAGTGTCAGCCGTGAGGACCCAGGGTCTTTCATCTAAGTGTTTTCTCAATGAGACATAGATACCATCTTTGTGTTCAGGTGGGACACCGGAGACATCCCATTCCTCCACAAGGTTATTTGTTTCATTGAGTAAGCATATTGCTAAGTTCCGAATACCGACATCGATACTCAGGATCATATTAGGTTAAAGGATCTTTATATCTTTAAATTAGAATCGACGCGCGCTACCGAGTCGAGAAGCACCTGCTTTACCGAGGTTGGCAGTTGCGGACTGACCAGCTGGTGAGAGACCAATGACGACCAGCATAACAACAAGGAGACAGCAGCAAATAATACAGGCAACGATTGCATACTTCATTGGACCAGTGAGACCTTCAAAGAACGCGGTAACAAGACTGGCCAAACCAGTATTTTCAGATGTCTGGGAACCAGTTGCCGCGGCATCTAGTTGATTCATCAATGTACTTGACGCAATGGCGCTGGTGAGTGCGGTTGTTATGGCTTCAGCAATAACCTGTGCATGAATATCCTGTGAGAAGTCGATACCACCACCTTCCCTACAATCCATCTCACCGATGATCAGTTCACCACCTTGAACAACAACGCTTTCGGAAACAGACTCATTTTCATTCACAGTTGTAATTGTATTTTCAACAATGTTTTGTATTTCCATTGTTACATCCTGATTGACATTTTGATCATCACCAAACTGCATATTACCCATCTCCGTAGCTTTTGAAATTTGAGCTTCCACTGCGGCCTGCATTTCGTTTGTGATT